ACGATTTCAGTAGTCATGGGTCTGACGCTTTTGGGCTCATGGCGGTGGCTTACGAGACCCCGACCGGGCGGCCGAAGGCGATCAAGTACCCGCAACTTGGTATCGTATAAAACACAGGAAAATCAATGACACAGAGTGACAGTGTGATGTTCACGGAGTTGCAGGAGCGCGTGGCGCGTCTGGAGGTGCTCGTCGATAATCTGCGCGAGCGCTGCATCGATCTGGCGGGCCTCGTTCACGGTCACCAGGAGAACCTCGACGAGTTGCTGGGGCCGTCGCCGGATCACGCCGCGGTCCGCAAGGAGAAGAATGAATTGTACGGACGCGGCACCGGGCGACGGGTGGTGTCGTAGTGCCAAGCTCTTCGCCGAAGCAGGCCCGAACCATGCGGGCTGCTGCGCATGACAAGGCGTTCGCCAAAAAGCTCGGCATTCCGCAATCGGTAGCCAAGGATTATGTCGCGGCTGACATGGCGAAGAAGAAGAAGACGAAAGGCAAGGCTCGCTGATGTCTGACCGCATCGGCAATTTCGGCACCGACTACCAGCAGCCCATCGCGCAAGGGCTCGACCTGCCTGACGGGCTGGACGAAGACGAGGTCAAGTCGGTCGTTCAGCAGGAATTGCAGGCGGCGCTCGGGCAGGATGGCGGGAGCCTAGCGCAGGAGCGATTGCAGGCGCAGAAATACTTCGCCGGAGAGCCCTTAGGCAACGAGGTCGAGGGCCGCAGCCAGCTTGTTTTTAAAACGGTTCTGGAGGCCGTCGAGTGGGCCTTGCCGGCCTTGCTGCGGATTTTTACCGCCTCGGATCAGATTTGCATCGTCGAGGCGCCGCGGCCGGGGATGGAGGCGCGCGCCGCCCAGGCGACGGATTACCTCAATCACATTTTCTACCGCGACAACCCCGGGTTTATGATCCTGCACGACTGGCTGTTCGATGCGCTCCTCGAAAAGCTCGGTTGGGTCAAATATTGGTGGAATACCCAGAAAACCGTCGAAAGCAAGACCTATACCGGGCTGACGCAGGAGCAATACGACGCGTTGTTGGGCCAGGACGCGGATGTCGAGGTGGTGAAAATCCGGCGTTACACCCAGGACGCCGACGAGTTCAACATGGACCGGCCTTTTGTGCCGCCACCACCGCGTCCAATGCCCGTGCCGTTGCCACCAGGGCTTCCCGCAGATGCGGTTGGTACGGCACCGGGCGGTCCGGTTCCGCCATCGGGACCCATGCCAGGGCCGCCGCCGCCGCCCCCAGGGCTCGCCGTGCTGTCTCCAGGCATTGCGCCGCCGGCATTGCCTCCACCATTACCGCCTCCCCAGATCGAACTGATCGACGCCACCCTCAGGATTACCCGCGAACACGGTCGGGTGGTTATCGAAAACGTGCCGCCGGAAGAGATCCTGTTCAGCCGGCGGGCAAAGCGCGACGAAATCCCCTACCTGTGCCACCGCCGCTGCTGGACCCGCAGCGATCTGATCCAGCAGGGCTACGACGAGGACTGTCTGGAGGATATCCCGGCCAACGAGAGCCTGGATTGGAACCAGGAGCGGGTAGAGCGCCATCGGCTCGACGACGATACGCCGCAATACGAGCGCATCGACGCCGGCGAGCATCTCTGGATCGAAGAGAATTACGTCCAGCTTAGCCGCGACGGCAAGGACGGCAAGACGACCGAACTCTACAAGGTGATGACGGCCGGCAACGGTCGGGTCATCCTGACCCGCGACGGCGAGCCTTGTATCGACTGCGTTGACGAGGCGCCGTTTGTCAGCGTCACGCCGATCCCGATGAGCCACCGGCTGGTCGGGATGAGCCTGGCGGATCTGGTGATGGATCTGCAGTACGTCAAATCGGTCATCATGCGGCAGATGCTCGATAATGCGTACCTCTCCAACTGGCCGCGCGTCGAAGTCGGCGACGACAGCGTCAACGAAAACACTTACGACGATCTCTTAACCCTGCGCCCCGGCGGCATCGTCAGGACAAAGCGGCTCGGCGGTATCTCGCCGATGGCGATTCCCTACACCGCGGACAAGACGTTTCCGCTGGTGCAGTACCTCGACACGACGGCCGAACTGCGCACCGGCGTGGCGCGCGAGGGCAGCATGATAACCGCCGACGCGCTGAACAATACGGCGGCTAGTTCGATCGCGATGCTGCAACAGGCCGCCGGTCAGCGTATCGAATTGTTTGCCCGGATCTTCGCGCACGGCGTCGAAAAATTGATGCGCGGCGTCATGGAGTTGGTGCGCAAAAACCAGCAGCAGGAGCGGATCATCCGGGTCACCGGCGGCTATCTGACGGTCGACCCGCGCGAGTGGCGTGACGAGATGCCGGTGACGGTCAGTGTCGGGCTCGGCACCGGCAACCGAGATCAGGTGCTCGCCCACCTGATGCAGGTCATCCAGATCCAGGGGACGATCGTGCAGCAGCAGGGCGGCGTTACCGGGCCCTTGGTCTACGCCAAGGATGTTTATGCGGCATTGCACGAGCTGACGACGAACGCGGGGTTCAAGACCAGCTTCTTCAGCGACCCGAGCATGCCGCCGCCACCGGGTTCGCCGCCGCCGGGAGGCCCACAAAAGCCTGACCCGGTGATGATCAAGGCGCAGGCCGCCATCCAAGCCCTTCAGCTCAAAGCCCAGGCCGAGGCTCAGCAGAGCCAACAGAAGGCCCAATTGGAGGCCCAATTACAGCAGCAGCAGGCCCAAGCGGAGGCGGGGCTGGCGCAGCAGAAACTGCAGCACGAATTGATGCTGGAGGAGCGCCGCCTAGCCCACGAGATGGAACTGGAGCGGCAGAAAAGTGCCAATGACATCTTGATCGCGCGGGCGCAGATGGAGGCGCAGAACGAGGTGCGGCTGCAGGAGGTGCGCCTTAAATATGCCGCCGGGGCCTATGCCGCCGGGCAGGGCATCCGGCCGCCGGAGGCTAATGGTGGCGGCAACGCTTGATGGACGTATTGGATGCGTTGTTGGCGCGGATCGGTGGCGATCCTTTCGCTACGATGGAGGGGGTCAACGCTGCCTATATCAAACCCGGCGAGCATGTCTACAACACGCCTTTGACGCCCGAGGCCGAGCAGGCGTTCCGGGGCTGGATCGGTCAGAATAAGGTTCCATTCAATCCCGAGGCCGGGGTTACTGACTACGACATGCGGGGGTTCTGGCTGGGATTGCAAAATCAAGACCCGCGCGCGGTTTCTGCGATCGACCCGCATGACCGGCGATTACATTACCCCGATTATTGGAAGACCCCTCTACATCAGACGTTCTCGGCTGACAGCCAGTGGGCGACCCCGGATGCGCCGCATTGGACCCCGGAGGGCCGGTTGATTGATCGGCAAGGCAATGTACTGTTTGCGCCGCCGCCACTGGCTGCCGCCGGTTTGCTTGGCGCCGGGCAATCCGACACGCCATGAAATTCCGCGCCTTCGCCAAGGCCCTCGGCGAGTACTGGGACGTGCCGCCGCAGCGCTGGCGATCGACCCAACCGGCGCCCGAGGACAAGATGCAGCTCGGCGAGAATGCCCGCCGGTTGCTCGACGACCCGGTCTTGCACGCCGCGCTCGACCGGGTGCAGCAGAAATTGATCGAAAGCTGGCGCAACACCGCGCCCGGCGAGGGTGAGGCCCGCGAGGCGGCGTACCGGCTCTATTGGGCTAGCGAGCTGTTCCGCGACGAACTCAGGTTGATGCTGGGAGACGCCCGCGCCATCGAGGCGCGCGAGCGGGTACGAAGCCAGGATGCTGCCTGAACTCGATGCCGTCCTCGGCAACACCAGCGGCCTGTCGAACAAGGAACTGATCCGAACCGCGCTTGCGGATCTGGTGCGCGAGGTCGAGAGCGGCCTGGTGCAACAGCGGACCCTGGAGCGCGCGCAGTACGCGCTCGCCGCCACCAAGCGACCGCGCAGGCCTACCGATAGCCGGGGCCCAAAGCTACCTCGCGAAGGGATGCCGCTGGCTCCAGATCTAAAGCCAGCCAAACCGTAAACCCGCCAGCGTCGGATGACGCCGGCCAGCCCTTGAGATGGACAGATGAGTGATGCAGGCGGCGTGCCGCTGAGCAATGGCGCAGACGCGCCCACCGAGCTATCCGAAAGCCAGGCAGCGGCAGCGATCGAGGGCTTGCTCGATCCGCGCCCGCGCCGCGCGCAACAGACACCGCCGCCGGCCCCGCCCGCGGCCCCCGAGTCCGAGCCCGAACAGGCTCCGGATGCTGGACCGGAGGAAGAGCCGGCCCCCAGCGATGATGAGGACGACCAAACCACCGAACCGGTCAGCGGCGATGAGGACGCCGAGACCGATCATCAGAGGGTTGAGCCGCCCACGAGTTGGTCTCTTGACGACAAGGCAGTGTTCCAGCAGCTCCCACCCGAAGCCCAGGCAGTCATTGCCCGGCGGGAGAGCGAGCGAGACAAGGCTTTTCATCAGAAGACCGAGGAGATCGCCGAGCATCGCCGGGCAATCCAGGCGACGATCGGCGAAATACAGCAGGAGCGTCAAAGCTACGCGCAAAATCTGCAACAACTGCTCTTTGTCGCAGCCCCCGAGGCGCAGAAATTTGCCGATATAAATTGGCAACAATTAGCGACAGAGCAGCCGGCCGAATATGTCCGCCTGTCTGCGGAGCGCGATGCGCTGCGCGGCCGGGTGGCCGGTATTCAGGCCGAGATCCAGCGTGTCACGCAGCAGGCCCAGCAGCAGCAACTCCAGCACTGGAACGAGTTGCGGCAGGCTGAAGAGGCTCGGCTGATCGAGGCGATGCCCGAGTTTGGGCACGCCGAAAAAGGCCCGCGGCTCGCCGGCGACATGCGGCAATGGTTGCAGAAACACGGCTTTAGCGAACAGGAGATCGGCCAGGTGATCGACCACCGGGTCATTCTTGTGGCGCACAAAGCCATGTTGGCCGATCGGGCTGCCGAAGCCCGCCGCGCGGCCGAAACCAAGCGCACGCCACCACCCGCAGCCCCAGTACAGCCACCCGGTGCCCCACGGCAGCGGAGCGACAGTGCTGCGGCCCAGCGGCGGCAGCAGAAGATGGCGACACTCCGGCGAACCGGGTCCGAAAAGGACGCGGTGTCTCTCCTGATGGACCTGCTCTAGCAACGCCTTAGTAAAACGCCGCCTGGGCAGCGGCACTCGCCAGCGTCGG